CTATTATCCAAATGGGACATTGCTCTACACGCATAAAAGAGTGTGTCGAAGTTTATTCTCGGACACGAAAAAGCGGAGCAAGACAACAAAGTCAAGCACAACGATGAACTACATCTCCACCTAAGTGTGAAATGAATTGGTTATCATTGGAGTCGGATCAAACGGAGACATTACTGGTTTGTTCCAGCCAGGATATTTTGAGGCCACCACAGCCTGTTCCAAATGCTCCACGAATTTTAAACTAGCGCGTGCTCAACTTGAAAACTGCTAGATTCTAACAACATGACAAATTCCATCATTTATAACACACGACAAGGTAACGGGAGTTCGCACACCGTAAGAAGGGCCTCAGAATTACTTCTTGAGACCGAGTCCACGCAACAACTGCTGAGCAGTGCTGCGGGATATATGAACGGAACTTTGAAGTTCCGTCCCCTTTTCTTCTTCAAAAGGGGTATCAGGCTCAGACACAACTGAAATCAGTGTGTTTTGAGACTGTGACAGCTTCTTTTCGAGGCCATCAAAGCGCTCACATAGCGCGGCGAATGCGTCCACAATTTGGTTTGTGGATGGCTTTCTTAAAGCTAGGGTTGCTCCAGAACTAATCTGGCATATAAATATGTCGGTTTTACCCGAAGCCAGGCTCGTCACATTACCCAAAGTGACAGTATTGCCTGCCCCTGTGCCATTTTGTGACACAGTGTACACAGCTACACCAAGACCGTCTCCACCTGCCGATGCGGCAATGGCGGAAGCACTATTGTCTGTCAACAGATTCAACCCAGTGATATTAGCACCAGGAGTAAGTGTTGAGGCGGAAGCAGCTGAACCATTGAAAATCGTCACAACCACATAAGTACCAGCCACAGGCATAGTAAATGTAGTAGTTGTTAAAACTGACGGAATCGTTGATCCAGATTTTAGGACACCACCGCTAGTCCCTAAAGGAGTTGCGGCAGCAGCAGAAGCTGCAGGTCCTTCTTGTATGTGTGCGTACAAAGCTTGTTGACCAAGAGGCGTTTCTTGTTTGCGCCTAATCAAGGTCCAATCAAGTTACACCCAAAGTTCTCCCAAAGGAGCAGCCGCCTGACAACCATTGATTGCCACTTGAAACTGCCCTAAGTCATAAAACTTTGCGGTGCTACTCGCAGGAGCGGCTTGATTCGCCGAACTATACACAAAGTATTGGTTAAGAGCCATTGAAGAGCCCATAGACTTATTACGTCCCCTACTCTTATGTGTTTCTGCCACATCGTGACAGAAGTGACCTGTAAATGGAGGACCACTCACAGAGCCTTCATAGTTTTCCAACTGACTGATATTCGAAAACGTCGAGTCATCTGGATCCATGTTCGTAGCCATAGCAACGATACCAGCAGACGTATTTGACCCTGAGGCCATATACTCTTCTCCACGATACCAGAAACGCATGAGGTGACAGATGAATTCCTCATATGTACTAGCAATCTGGGAAAAGACAGGAAATAAGACTGAGTTTCCTGGATTGAGGTAGAAATTCTGAATCAACGCAAAAGCAGTTGACGCAGCCACTAAATCCGTCACTTTCTCAAAGCGACGATTAAAATGATCCCGGACTTGGTTAGAATTTTTCCACACCATTCCGACGTTGACACCATCCGATACCGAGGACATCACCCCTGGAATCGATTTGATGGGGGAACCGCCATTTTTCTTTTGGCGACCAGTTTTTGGAGATTTGTTCTTTTTGCCTTTTTGTTTTCCAAACATCGCATTGGCCAGCTTTTTCTGCTGTGCCTTTTGCGTCTTTTTAGTTTGGTTACCCATGACTAAAGAATAATGAGAGAGAAAGAAGAAGAAGAAGGAAGAGAGTTTGATGTTGCAGATTCAAACTGAGATCGAAGAAGATTTAAAAGGGAGACGTACGCGCTTACCAGCGGAGAACCCTTATCCTCTTGTCCGGCATACAATGCCCAACACCACGGATCAGATTTGTAAATCGCGTCAATTGTAGACATCGATAAACCATTAATCTCACCCACTAACTGCTCTTTGTACTCTGGATGATTCCAGATCCACTCAATATATGACTGAATGAAGGTGCGACATTCCTCGTTTGCCCAGGAATCAATTCGCAACGCATACGCTCTCATTAAGTGCCAACGAACATCGTCGTCACTCGAACCCCAACGAAGGGAACACAATACACGATCAGTATCTGGAACAGGTAACCAGACACCTTTCTCTTCACGGAAACCTTGCGAGAGGAATTGAACATCCTTAAGAGCACGAGGCTCCTCACAAGGGGTTTTGGTAGTGACACCTATGCCACTCCATATCGGGGAAATCGACTTTGGGTTAAACCAACTAACGCACAACTGTGAGACAGTGAACGTATTGTCATCGCCATTTAAGGCAGCTTCCACATTATCAATAAAATCCTGATAGCTCCCGAACAACACACCATCATAGTTTCGCTTGGTAATATCTTCGTTCATCGCAGCAGCCACAGAAGTAGCATTTGCAGTTCCGAATTTTTCCCTCGCTAACTCAATCCACGCATAAGCAAACAGCCGAAACAAAATCATGGTATTATCCACAATCGTGTTGGCTGAGCCAGACGGGTTTCCAGTGTGTTTCTGAATGAGCTCACCATTCTCCAATACGATCACAGAATGAACTATGTCGTCATAAAGGCGTTGAAACCTTAGGAGATTTTCCGGTGTTTTGTGCTCCACCGCAAGCATCGCCCACCGTATATCCATTTGGCCATACATAGCTCGAGCGAACAGACTAGAGTCATATTCGCTTTCATCGAGCTCGAAGGCATACGGGTGCTTTGACAAGCGAGCAAAAAGTGCATTCCAACCTTGCAAGAATTTGGAACAACCAACAAAAGACCAAGTCTTATTGTTGGATAGATAGAACTTGTTGTTCATATCTAGACAGAAACGGTTTAAAGCAACAGAGTGCTCAACCGGGGAAGCTGTGAAAGTGCGAATCTTATTTTCTAACAACTTTTCAGCAGCACGAAGCTCTCGCTTCTGGCTACAAGTCCATATAGGCCTCATAACTCTTTCCTCTGACTTTCCTATCAGATTCCAGAAATCCGCAAGCATGTGCGATGGGCCCTTGTCAAGAAATTCACCTTTATTGTGAAAATCAAGTGACATAGGATACCCGACCGATGTTGATCGGTCCACCTCCTTAACGCAAGCTTCTTGCGAAAGTACTCGTGATCCGCCCATGTGCAATGAAATGCTGAATAGTCCACTGCCCCGACAGCTCCCAGCTTTCCTCATTTAATTGAGGCTGAGGCTTGTCGTACTTACTAACGCTTTTGAAAGACGCGTTCAGATTAGGTATGACCATTCGATAAGCTGATCCCACATTGAGATTTTTCTCTTTGCAAAACTCATCAAGAGATGTATTAGGTGCAGACTCATCTTTTCCCTGCGTGACAAATCGATTGACACGAGTGACGTAATCCACATTTCCTTTAACAAAATAATGATGAAAATGATTTGACGGTGTCCAGGGTAAATCATCTGGACAAAGATCC